ACTAAATCCACTAGTGTTTGCCTGTAGGATACCATTAACATACATCTTTATACCGCCAGAACCAAACACAACTGCAATGAAATACCACGTATTATCCAACTCATTATCAGATACGATAGAAGCTGAACCCACCCCATTATCAATAAGGAAATGCAGGACTTGATTAACTCCCTCAAATGACACAGAAATATCCGTATTAAGGCCGGTACTATCCTTACCCCATGGACCCCTGTACTGGGCAGAATCGGCATTTTTGCGTATCCATGCGCATATAGTACCGTTAGGTATATTTAACCCATCAACGCTACAACGTACTGTATTAGAGATACCATCAAAATTTAATGCTGGACCTTGATTACCCTTAGATACCCAAGTAGCTCCATTGATAACGCCGTGATCATTTTTACCGCTTCGATCTAACCAGAAATTGTTTTCTTCTGGTAACAGCGCTAGTATACAGTTAGGCTCTGTTCGAATAGGATGTCGCATTGGTCGTATCTGTCGTGACTTGCCAAGTCTATTTGATGGAATAACAAATCCGTCACGCATAACAATCTCCTATTTCCGTATGAGTGCAATTATATACCCGGTTGTATCTGCTGCGTTATTATCTCCAGTAAGTTTTATGGCTTGCAATTTGGACACATCTACTAACATAGTCTTACGCTCATCGTTGCCAACATTATGATATGTAAACGGGACGGTATCGAATATGATCCCATCTACAGACCCGTGAATGTTTATATCAAAATTGGTGGATGTATTACCTTCTGCAAGTGAATCTGATTGTACCGCTATTACCTCACATCCAGACACATCTAATGCGTAATTGATATCTGGAGCTACTCCAACATTAGCTCCTGTATTTGTCCATGTATACCTATATAACGTTGATGTTGGTGAAATACGCTCTAATATTTTATTCAGTACGCCTATTATTTCTTGTAGCATCTGTCATCTCCTTATAGTACGAGAGGGGGAGAGGATATTAACCCCCGCCCCCTCTCAGAACACTAGATCGGTTATGGTTAGCTGAGTTTCATTTCGCTGGCAGGAACTGAGAACCAGTGGAAGCCGCAACAGGTTGTGACTGCCGCTGTCTGAGCCACTACGGAAATGGAAATGGCAGCAGTTGGGGGAAGGATGATCTGTCCCCGAATGAGGGCCTGAGCCAAGGAGCCGGGGACAGTGGCGGTAACTGAGGTTGAGTTCTCACCCCACGGGAACCAGCCATTATCCACTACAGTTGCACCGTTGTCGAAGATACCCTCAGTCCCGGCAACATCGCCGCGAGTGTTGTTTCTCACGGTAATGTCATTGTCAGGTGCGGTCATTCCGACAGGATGAACGCAGAGCCAGATACCGAATTGACCGTCTGCAATACTCACCAGGTTGTGGGCAAAGGCACGCTCAAGCACGAAGTTTTTGGTCGTGTTGTTGTACAGCGTGGCAATTGCAGTTGTGGTGGGCCGGACAATTAGGGATGCAACGGCAGCAGTGGCCATCGCCATCCAGCCATAACCCTTAGCCGTCCAGATTCGGGCCTGGTCTGTGGTATGAAGAACTCCACCTTCTGTGGATTTCAGATCGGTTTCGTCATTGTCTACTACGGACATTGCTCTTACTTTGGTTTGCATTTTCTACCTCCAATTTTTCGATCCATCTCAGAACTTAATCCCAAATGTATCTATTCTTCCGGATTCACCTCCTGTCCTAGGATTAGCTCAGTTGCAACCCTGAGCCGTTCAACCTCCGCAGTCTGCGTTGCTATGGATTCTTTGATATCCACAATCGCTTGTAAGTCACGATCAGACAAGGTGACGTTTCTGGAATCGTCCAGTACAGTAGGACCAATATCTGGTTGTCCTTGTTTATATGGCATTATGCACCTGCCTTTTTGGATATCATATCCGCACATATTGCGACTGCTTGGTCTTGTGGTGTACCTTCACGGACCATGGATGCTACACAGGCGGACATGGCCGCTTTTTTGGTGGGCTCTGAACTGTCCTTCTCTATGCTTTCTACTTCTGGTATCGGCATTATGCCACCTCGACACCATCAAAATCCGGTTCGTGGTAGGAACCGCCTAACTGTTCTAGTGCATAGATGATATGGTCTAAGTCCCAGTTCATGCCGAGACTGTCGGCGAAGGATTCATCCAGGATATCCTTCTCAATCAGGGTTCGGATTAGTACGACATTCAGATTGGCAAGGAGGCGAACACCGTCTACCTGTTGGTGAGTTAATCCGGCTGGTACATCTGCTACACGGATAAAATCCGCAAGTGGTAGTTTGATCGGTGGACCGGATGCACGGTTTACGGTGATGAATCCGGGTTCTATGGATTGGATACCATCCATGATTGCCTCCTTAGAGAACGTTGAATGCCCAAGGGGATAACAAAACTTGGCAGGTATGGAAGTTGTCATCCGCTACACAGGATGCATCTACCCTCAAGTACCGTTTGGTGGTTGAGAATCGGCGGATTACTGTGCACGGACACTCATTGCCAAGTATGATTCCCTGAGCAGCACCAGCAACTTCAAACAAGGCAAGTGTTTGTACGCCGCTGGAGAATGCTTCCAGATCACAAGCCTGGAGCAGTAGAGTCAGGGCGTCGTCTGCTGCTGCACCGGCTTCGTCACAGATAAAGACTGCTGAAAGACCTTTAGCAGCGGTACCCTTAATAGCCAGCAGGTCGATGACGGCGAATCCTCCAGCATTTCTAGTTTTGCTGGTAGGAGTACCGTAATTGCTGGTTACTAGGTTAGCGTATGTCCAGTCGGCTGTGGTATCAGCCAGTACAAGATTTGCATCAAATGGCATAATTTACCTCCTTCACGCTATGTTACTGACACACCTAGGATGAACTGTCTGGTATGATGTCGATACCGCGGGCAATACAGAACTGGTTGGCTTGAGCTATTCCGAGTGGCCAATCCATTTCTGTACGGTAGATCGGTGCGGATTCGAGCAAGCCTTTATCCTCGACTTCGAGCGGATATTCCTGAATACCCCAGAACATGTCACCGATGCCGAACCTGATTGCATATATGCTGGTACATTCAGTACCACCAGATGCTCCAGCAGCGGTTTCTGTGCTGGTGATGATGTCGGTAGTCAGGTCTTCCTTGGTACCCATGTCGACCATTTTCGCATTGCCATAGGTGTCAATCACACGGTCAAAGAAATCCTGAGCTTGGTTGAGAAGTTTTTCTTTCCTCAACAAGGCTCGGATTGCCAGCAACAATTTGGAGTTCATGGTAAGGAAATTCGGCGCGTGACCGGGAATCTGGTAAATGAGCTTGTCAAGATGATTGAGGAAGTCAAAGCTCTCTGCGCTGGAGTTGAGGATACCAACACCGTCACACTCGAAATCTACCTTCTGGCCGGTATACCCATCAGCGTAATTGTCATCAACACGTTCCTTGATACCCTTGAATTCCTCAGGATCGGATTCAGGGTTGCCGTTAATGAACTTGTCCTGGAATTTGTACGCAATGGACTTAGTCATCATGACTTGGGTGATAGCACGTGCTGATGCGATGGTATTTTTGGCTCTGGCGATGGCTTTGTCTGTATCGAAGTAGCCACCCATCAAGGCGATACGTTCAACTTTTTGCTCCAGTGCGCCGGTACTCTTACTGTATCCGGCATTGATTTTGCGGAAACCAACACTGGGCAAGGAACCCATACGGACAATGGTGGTAGCAAGAGCACCAATGGTTTCCCACGGTACTTCCTGCATGATGATGGACTCCATCATCAACGTGTCCATGACAGATTTCCGTAAGGTATCTGTCTCGATTTTGGACAGTTCTACTAGGGTGAATTCATCGGACATAAATCAACCTCCCTTCGCTTATTTGGACTTGCTGGACTGTTCGTATCCCATCTGAGCTAAGGCAAGTGGAGATTTACCTTCCAAACCGGATGGTGTCCCGTTACTGGAACCTTTACCGTCATAGTTGGCGGCAACTTTTCCTGGACCCACCAGTGAAAGGTTTGCCTCTACCTTTTCTAATTCAGGTAGCGACATGTCCTTGATCTTTTCCGCATCTATTTTGTAGTTCTTGATAAGGGAAGTGCGGATTTTTTCGGTGAGCTTTGTCGAAGCCTCACCACTGACCTTAGTAAGATCAGCCATCTTGGATGTTAGTTCTCCTACTGTGGCCTTGAGGGTCGTGTTTTCGGCAACAGCCGCTTCAGCTTTTTCCCTGGCTGCCTGTTCCTTCAATACTAACTGGTGTTTCTCGTCGATGGTGGTGTTAGCCGTTGCAAGGTCTGCCCGGAGTTTGGTAAGTTCTGATTCGATTTTTTCTCGTGCAGCACGGACTGCGCCGAGATCAGATTCCCGGACAAATTTGACTTCCTTACCATCTATCCTAGTAGCAAGTGAGCCATCGGAACTTATTTCTGTGGCTGGTACTTCTAACATGATTCCTCCTCTATAATTTAGTATAACAGTTAGGTATGTACATGTCAAGGGTAATTTGTGCTATATTAGAATACTGGACATTTATAGCATCTGAACTAGCGATTGATGAGTATGCTAGATTTGTCTGCTTCCCATTTGTCAACCATCACCCTGGCTTCTGGTGTCTGCAATGTGGAGGTGTACCCGAACACATACAGCCAGAAGTCTAGTGTTGGAGATACTTGGCGTAGTGTGGTCCGTGCTTCGGTGCGTGCAGATTCATAGCCCGCAATTATCTGACGACCATCACCACCAGTCAGGGAGCGTATTTCCTCCTTTCTAGTTAGGGTGGTAGTGTCGGCGTAGTATTCCTTAACTAGTTGTTTCTCATCCTCTGTAAGCTGGTTAAATATAACACGGTCTGAGGATTTATACCCTCTGATGTAGGTGTTATATGCATGATGGAATGTGAGTTCCATTGGTGATTGGTATCTTCTGATGTAGTTGTCGAATTCATCCAGTTGCTCTGGAGTTAGTGCACGACGGACAGCCTCACGTTTCATCCAGAAGGTGAGAAAATCTTCCTCCACATCGCCGGTATATGGGTCTTTTTTGGTTTCTAACTCTATGCTGAAGTAGAGATTGATTGCTTCCTTCAATGGTGTATCCGGTGCTACGGTGTATCCGAGACGCTTGGCGAGTTTCAACTGGCCTTCTGGTGTAAGTGCTTCCACGGCATCGGCAAATTCTGGTTCTGTTTCTAGTTTGTCCGCACTGTTGGCGTAGTCGGACCAGTTAGAGGCGAATTCGGAACGCCACTCTTTACCGCTGAAATGGAGTTCATCTGTTGGAGTGAGGAATCCTGTATCTACGTCTAGTTGCCGGGAAATTCTATCTTGCTGGTAGGATTCCATGCGATTCCAGTATTTATCTATGAGCGCTTTCAAATCTGCGACTTCTGGAGGTACTAATATGGTACTACGACCGAAGTAAGTTTTCCATTGCCAGAGTTCATCCAATTCAGCTTGGATATTGAGCGGTAATCCACCAACCACATCGGTTGGACGAAGATGATTTTTCCATAGTTCTTTTTGGAACTTCTCCGACATGCCCAACTGTTCTTCAAATATCTTAGTTACCTGGTCATACGCTTCTTTGTAATCTTCTGTGCGGAGACGGAACATCGGAAATTGGGAACGGAGAATACCAATCTCTGCTGCTTTACGATACGCTGCATCCCACAATGACTGCTCTTCGTCGGTGAGTTTTTCGCCACGGAGTTTCTTGAACCATAGATCAGTGCCGGTTTGACCTCCAATCAATGTGCCGCCAGCATCTACCTGCATACTGTCTAGGATGGTAGCGGTATAGTAGTCGTGGAAATTTTCGTGGAAGATGTTATCCTTCAGCCAGGTTGCGGCTTTGGATACTCCTGGTAGGTTGGATGCTACCAGCAAATCTAGACCAGTCTTACCGATTGGTGGGAGAATGCCACCTAGTTCTGGCTTTCGTCCGGCTAGCATTGGTAACAGCGATACTGCCGCTGTTATGGGTGCGTTCGGATAATAGCCCCAACGTTGGGTATAATCCATAACTTCTCCTGCCCAACCAAGTTGTTCATAATACGATGCATAGTCGGATCGTGTTAAGGTAAATGTGGTACCAAGAACACTACCAACAAATGGATTCATTTCGAGATTAGGAAACCATGATGGTACAAAACCATTTTCGCTGTAGTCTTGGTACTTGCCCCATGCGGCTGGTATGCCTGGGTGACGCAGTGCTTGTCTGGATAAACTGAACCATCTGTATTGGTGGTAATTCCAGTATGGGTAAATCATCTTCATGGTAGCGCCTACCATATTTTCGTTGGTGTAATCCGCAAATGCTTTGTAATAGTCTTTGCTAGCTAGGTCTAAGGCTTTTTGGCGGAGTTCTGTCCATTCCGCTTCGGTGAAGAATGTCTTACCTTCCACTACTTTTGGTTGGTAGACTCCGAGTTTTTCTTGTAACTTTTCTAGCCGTGATTCTGCGGGTTTGAATAATGGTCCGGTAGGTTCTTGGTCGGTAATAAACTTGTCTCGTGTGGCTGCAGCGTTATCAATCCAATTATCAAGTGCGGATTTTTCTTGCGGTGATAGGCTGTGGGTCATCTTGAGTGAGGCTAGGCGTTGTTTCATGCCTTGACCTTGCATTAGTATCTTCTGGGTGAGGATGTCCATTTCAGGAGACATTCCAGCCTGATGAATGAGGTTGTCGTACACCTGGCTAATTTTAGATTCCGTAAAACCGCGGAATAACCTGATATCATCTTCAGCGGTTTGTTTCACTAATTTAATAAAATACTCCTTACCATGCATTGCGATAGTATCCAGTAATCCATTTGCCAGTCCGTCTACGTTGGTACCGAACAAGTCAGCCACGTCTTTTGAGGTTAGTGGACGATTAGTCGCGTCAATAGGTTTTTGCCTAGTTCTGGGTATGTTGTGGTAGAGTTCGGATAACCGTCTGCGAGTAACGTATTCTCCAGCACTTTGGATGGCGGAATCATTTCTGTATGTGGACCACAACTCCGCACGCTTCGCACGGAATTCCCTGTGTGCTTCCGGAGTTCTTGAACCTTTAGGTAAAGACCAGAATTCATCCAACATTCTACCATCTTCACGCAATGTAGCGTCACGGATAATGTTGCTGGTTTCGGCACGTTCGAGAATTGTCTCTAATGCTGTACGCTGTTCTGGTTTGAGTAGACCAGCATTGGCTAGTAACTTAGCTCGAACTGCACTCAGACTGGCGGTAATTTCATCGGTAGTCCTGAGCATGTCGGAGCGGCCTTTCTCCCAGACTGCACGGACAGCACCGAATTTCTTGGTCTGGTAGAGTCGATCAGTTTCTTCCATGATTTGTGACATCAGTCTGTGTGGGATGAAAGCCGCGGATTCGGACATGACCTCGTAGTGTGTGAATATTTCCAATAGTTTGCTGGGTTTGGTAATCTCTGTACCGACTATTGTATCTGCAGTGTAACGGAATGAATCGCCAATTGCAATTGGATACTGACGAAGGTCTTCAATAGAGGATTGAAATACCTTGTCCACGAATTCGTTAATGCCGTCTGTCGGAGCTGGTTTGATTGGTGAATTTATGCGGGATTTTAATATGTCAGATCGGATAATGAGTTCTGATTCACTAACACTACCAACTGCAATGACATCGTCTACTTTAATCAGAATGTCATTCATACCAGGCATACCAAGTGGCCACGTATCTTGGTGTGTTCGGGCAATATCTACGCTACTGGAAGTATTTACAAATTCACGATCTAGTATTTTCTCAATTGGATCAGATTGGCCGCGGAAGATTCGTATATAGCCGGTGGGGTATTCCTTCGTCAGAGAATTGTGCAATGCGGCACGATATTCTGGACTACTGGATGCGATCTTGCCTATATTCTGTAGAGTGTCGTTATTGGAGTGGAATATCCAATCCGTTGTCTCTTCGAATAATGTCGGGAATTTAACTCCAGGAACATTTTTCAACACCTCATCATGTACACTGAGAAATTCACGCACCGCTTCTGGAGACCGTACTAGGCTCATGTATTCTGGTCCAGTACCGGTTTCCTTGGATACCTGACGCCAGCCTATGCCGTGAGACATTTCCAATTCAACTGGTATGGCCCGGAATAGTCCACCTTCATCTAGTAATTGATCTGCTAAGGCTCGGGCACGGGGAGAAAGTAAATCCGCATCACGCAATATTTTGACTATCTCACCTTTCATCAACGAACCGTCGGTAAGAATTTCCTTCAATGCTAGAACATCATCTCTACTGGATATCATGCGGCGGAACATTTCCTGTTCTAGTTCGTGCGTGGATAAGCCAAGTGATTTTTTATCTACCTTCGGCGCATTCTTAGCTCCCTTGCTCAGAGCTTTGATGATGTTACCGTTTACATCGGTGTATGCCATCTCTGCTAGGTGTTGGGCCATTTTTTGGGTGATGTAATTCAGACGGATAGCATTACCCCAGATTTCTGATAACTTAATCCACTTACGGCCAGTCCACTCAAGCCAATCTTTGCCTGCTACACTTTTCGGAACATCGTGTCCAAAAAGCTGCTCTGGTATTGTGCCAGGTAAAAAAGATATTGCACCAGACTTATGACTTGCTGATGAGCCTAGTATACCTGGTGCATCGGATATAATTTTTGGTACTCCTACTAGTCCTTTACACATCATGTTAGCTGCTTCGTACTTAACAAAGCCAGGTGTTACACCCTCAATCAAAGATACGCTTATGCTCTCGAATGCGTTCCATAATGGATAGGCAATGCTACCTAAGTTGGCTTCTGCAAATGGTTTAACTAACCAACGGTCAAAGATTAGTCGAATTCTATTATTCTCTATTGCATCTACTTTAGATCGTAGCCCTAGTGCAATACCCTCTAACATCTTGCCACTAGCTTGTTTGCCGGTAACTTCTGCTGTGATAATGGACTTCTGTTTTTTTAGTAAATAGTCCATCATGTTAGTGACGGCGTTGATGTTGGAGGACTTGCCAATCTGTATGGCAGCATCTATGTCGGTCGACAATTTCTTACTAAATACCTTGATTTCCTTAGCTAGTAGTGGTAGATTAGCCGAATCAATTTGCAACGAGTTTGCCAGCCTTTTGGCGCATTCTAGCGGTTGATTGACTCTCATCGTAAAGTCCGTGATAATCTGGTTTACCTCGGACACTATGGGTGCTGGTACATTTTCTGTCAATGTGCCGCCGTGTTGTCTACTCCAGAGGTAGATTTTGCTATCTGACATAGCTTCGTGAGTGGATAGATACCGTCCCAAATCGACTAGGACATTACCATCCAAATTAGGTGTATCCGCGAATGCCTTAACTGCTAAGGTTAATGTCTGAGCTAAGTCATCTCTGGTAAATTGGTGCATAGCTTTACCAGTCACCTTAGTAACTGCTACGTTTAGTGTCCCGGCAAACTCATCCATACTCTTACGGACTATTTGATCGGTAGTCTTCAAGGATACGTTGGAAAACATGTGTTTTGCTGCGTCGAATGGTATGTCAGTTACCGCCCATATGCCCTTGTTCAGACCAAGTACGCCGGAACCTAAGGTCTTGAGTCCAACTTTTGTTAACACCCTACCTGGAACTGACAGTCCTACTCCAGGGATGTAAGTCATTGGATCAGCGATTACCTCTATACCTAGCTTATAATACCAGGACAGGTCCCATTCCTCGTACGCTTCACCGTATGCACTCCAGACGTTTTTGTCTTCTCCATAAAACTTGCGGTTAAAGTTTTCCTCGATGCCTTGGGTTCCGGGGAGTAATTTCGCCACGTACATGGAAGCTATTCCTGCCATTGGGTTGGATACGTTGCGCATGTACGGGGAAAGGAAGTCGGCAAAGCTCTGCATGGGCGATTGTATGGAAAAAAACATCCTATCCCAGGTGGATTGGTCTGGTTGTTTCCACTCCCTAACACCGTTCAGTACGTCTTCAACCATTTGCCGCTGTTCCAAATCCGCTTTGACTATGGTATCCATAACCATATCCACGTCAAGCACTGCACTGATAGATTCTGGCGGTAAGTCCATGACAGATAGGTATCCAAGTAACTCGGTATCGGTCATACCTTCCGGCAAAGATGGACGTGGTGCAGCGAGTTGTTGCAGTATGGCATCAACGGTCAATCTCTGCACTGTGTTGGGAGGAATTCCCTGTACCGGTGAGCCAAAAAATTCCCGTATGGCGGTTTCTTTTTCTTTGTCCGCCGTAACCCAGTCTGGTACCTCTACTGCACGGTCAAATGCAGATTCTACTTCCTTTATATCATCTTCTGTCATGCCCTCTGGAACGCCAAATTTCTCGGTATATTCCTCGTAGGAGGTTATAACTCCAGTACTCAGTAGTCCTGGTAAATTATCGTACAGCGACAAGAACCATGCGGACTTCTTTAGTTCCGGCGCACGAGCTAATACCTGTTCTTTGGTAGCTTCGAATTCCTTACTGCCCGGATCTGATTTTCCGGTAACAACTTTAAGCGAATCAACTACATTATCTGCAACGGTAAATGCTTTCCATAATGGAGGTTTCTTTTTCTTAATTGGCTCAGGTTCGGCGTAAAACTTTTCGTATTGTGTAGTCCACCATGCCTTACGTTCTGTGTATTTATCTGGCACAACAGGTTCCGTAACAGACGGAACTTCTGGTACTACAGGTTCTTCCACATCAGGAACACCGACACTGGGAGTTAGTTGCAATGGTTTGATTGCCATTATTCAATACCTCCACGTAGTTCTTTTGGGATGGGGATATTTTCCGCGCCAGGTCTAGATTGTGCCGGTTGTGCGGTTTGTGTAGTTACGGATTCTAGCTCCATCTCTAGAGATTTTGCTAGTTTATCATACAGTTCCGCTTGGTCGGTATCATCCAGTTGACGCAAGATTCTGGCCTGCTCCCTGTATGCGATGATGTTATCCACCAATATGGCTTTAGGATTCATCATAGCATCCTCTGCCCGGACATCTGCCATGGATTTCTTGGGGTCTAGGATTTCTGGGAATAGCTTCTCTTTAATCCAGGTTACCGGTAATCGGAAATTCGGATTAAGCATTCTGGCCACAGTTGCCTTCTGGACAAGGTAACCCGGAATTTCCAAGTCTGCATCTACGTCAAACTGCATGTCTTCAATTGGAGGCATTATCTTTGGTTTCTTGAATTTGTGCGGAGACCAGTTATTCTCAATAATCATGGATTGCCAGAAGTTGTTAATATCTGATCGTAAGCCAATTACCGCATCCCTATATGGAGTTAGGACCTGCATAGCTGCGGAAGCGATGTTTGCCATTGCCATATAACTAATCTGTTGCTGTATGGTGCCGTGTACTGCGTTGGGTAATAAACCTTTCTGCATTTCGGTCTGGTACAAGTACAGTATGTTGGTCAGTTCTACCGGTATAGGCGCACCTGTCAACGCCCGGACATCTTCGCCCGGATTGCCGTGTAACACCGAGCCCCAGGTATTCATTAGCACATCCGTGGCAATTGGGGTTTCCCCGGCGGATAGTTCCAGCCAGTGCGGTTGTGCTGCTGTTCTGGCCGCTTGCTGCATGAAGGACCTCATCTTGTTGTAGTTTAGGATTATGTCCTCATTAGTTGCGACAAGTGGTTCGCCGTAATGCTGTTGCCAGAGGTTATTCTTTTTCAAGCTACCCATGTCCGGCAATCCACCTACAGCACTGGTGAAGATTGGTAGTCTACCTGTCTTGCTGACTGCTAGGTCTTTTACTGGCTGCTTGATCCATATGTTATCTGCAACTATGGAATTGACTGCATCTCCATCATCATCAAAGCTCCAATAGTCATAGAACACAACCGATGATGTAAACGGTCTTGGTAGTGCCCATCCCATATCTTTACATTTACGGTTTGCGGCGAGTGCGGATAGTTCATATATATGAGCGTGTTCCAGCAGACCATCTGGTCCGTAATTGGGATAACAGTCATACGGTGACCAGACTTCGGTCCAGATTTCGTTCTCGGTAGCCATAGCAAAGACGCTGTACCAGCCGAGGGATAGCATCCAGCCGACCAGTTCAGACAGCCAGCTTTGTCTACCGGCTTTTCTGTAACGGTTTTCTTGTTCCTTCCACCTAGTGCTAATGTATTTCTCCATGTAACTAGTGGCAGGAATAAATTCCGCACTTAAACCCTCATTGGGGATTTTGTCGGCAATTATCATACTGGTTAGCAAATGCTTGGCTAGATTATACCCCGTACGTGGATCATTGGACACGACAGATTCAACGCCTTCCTGTTCTAGCTCGTCCACCAGTAGGATTAGATCGTACCAGTCGTCAAATTTTCTTTTGCGGACACTCCAACTATCACGCAAAATACTGCACCGTGAAACTATATCTTTTGGTATCATATGTTACCTCCGTAAATTACAGGCTATAACGTACTCCATTGAACAGCCATTGCTTGAGCTATTCCAGTCAGTGTTCTAGATCGTTTCTTCCATCTGTCTGGACTAGGAGACTCGCGATGCACTCTATTTGCTCTACCATCAACGATATTTGTTGCTTGTAATTTAGGCAATCCCTTGAGCCACAGACAGGTAGCTTTTGTTTCTCCATGCCCAAACATCCACGGCTGTATAATTTGATCTGGTTTGCGAATATGACTGGATATGATAGATACGGGATTCTCTAAACATATCTTATCTATCGGTGCATCCATAAGACAACGCACAAATTCAAGGGCATCTATTTGTTCTTGCTGTTTATCTCTAAACCACCTAGCCCCACTTACAGCTAGATGAGTACACGGTGGATGAGCAATCATCAAGTCCCAACCAGCATTCAAATGCTTCAGTACATCGTCTTGTATATGCTGTCCAGGTATTTCTGTCGGTAATAGATCACAAGACCATGCATCATGTCCTTGGATACGGAACGCTTCTCTAACTATACCACTAAATTCACAAGCTACCAAAACTTTTCCCATTTACTGCCTCCATAACCTGCTGACCCATGCGAAAGGACGGAAATGATGACGCCAGGAAAATCTCTCTCCATCCGGTTTGCGTATGAGACCACGTCTGTGTAGTAAACCTACACCTGGCCAGTATAGATGATCCTCAATCCAGTAAGATGTACGAACCGCTACAACGTATCTCCTTCTACAATACAGGTAGCAATTAGTTTCTGGTATAAATCTGACCTTCTGTAGGTGTTGGTCCTTCAATATCTGGTCATCTTTGTATATTTTTTCTATCATATACAGCGGCATCTTGTGCCTGGTAGCATCAACCGTCAGTTTGGATATGTGGTATTCGACGCAATCATCTACCTCAACTCTCTCAACTTCTATCATTATTACCTCCGTTTCCTCTTTCGTTTGGTTCCCCAGCCCGGTTTATAACCTGTTTGACCCTGTAATCCACGCTTTACTGGGTTAGGATTATACACACTCAGACCAATTGCCAGAGTGTCGTGAATGTCATCCATGCCGACAACCTCGATCTTGCCGTTTAGGTAGCGGAAATTCCTCAACTGCCTAACAAGCTCTATATCATGACATACCAAACTCGGTAAGTGCTTTCTAACCTGATTAAGCATGTACTCCTTTGTACCATTCTTGCCGCTGGATGTGTACCATCCCGGCATCATGGTCGAAATTCCTGCTACTAGGTCTTCTCGGAAATATATTGGGCGTCGGTTTTTTGCCAGGACGGTAAAACCAAATCCGTGACCGTTTGCTTCCCAGACTAACATGGCCCGGTTGTAATAGTCAGATAACATACAGGCTTTTTTATACTCGGTCTCTGTGTCATACCAACCACTATCCCGCGCACACCAGACTGGGATGGTATTTCCCAACTCATCCTTATCAAATCGTAACACGCTAATTACGGACTGGGTAAACTTCGCCTGACCAGGATCAACCACAACTAAATAATGCTTACGTTCTTCAGGTAGGTACCAGATGTTTGCCCCGCTAATCTTATGTGGTGCGTCGTAGCAAGTCTTGGCTAGTTTTTCAATCCAGTCAGTTTCATAGTACATGTTGCCGGTAGTTAAGAAGCAGCTTACGTCATCTTCTGGAAATTCTTGTGGGAATAGGGTACGGGTTTCGCCGTTCATCTTCAGGCTGTTCATGACTTTCTGCATCCAACGACGCCAGCGGATTTGTGACCAGGACAACCCATGTACCGCCATGAGTTGTTCTTCTTCCAGTGTCACGGTAAACTCTGGTTTATCGGTTTCGGGGATCTGCCGTAGACGTGGATCACCGAGTTCAATACTGTATTCGGAATGTAGCCACCAAGGAAAAAAGTGCGGTGTAAATACGCTGTCACCATTCTTAGCTGCTACATACCAGTGATGAAACTCATTCTCCTCTCCATTCGGTGTACTGAAACTGTCACACGTACCACCTGGAGGTATTCTAGCCATTGCCGGGGCGATGATATTTTCCGACGCCTGAGGAACATAGAAGGCGTGCTCATCCAACAGCAGGTGATGTATAGCCTCTGCACGACCTGCGGTTTTTGATCTGGCACTAGCTATGTAGATGCTAGACTCGGACATCACCGTACCGTTAACTCTGAAACGAAAGGTTTTCTCATAAGTGCTTGAATGGTGGATTTCCGGAAATCCCGGTATGCCAAGCGTCTCCAGATGATTGTAGAAGAAATTGACCTTGTTCAGCAATCGTTCTGTAATGAAGTCCTCGTACGCTATCAGCACGGTATTGGTGCCGGGATTTGTGAGAGTATCTACAAGCCGTTTCGCTATGCGTTCTGTACTAAACCCGACCTGGCTGGGCTTAACCCAAATGTCCATGCCGGTTTCTTCCTCATCCGCTAATGCCTGTATTTCGTTATATTTAAATGGTATCCTCTGCCGGGCTTTGTTCTCAATGACCAACAGGGTTTCGATAAACTTCCTCTTGTTGGATATCAATTCACGAAATACGTCATTACCTATCATCTGTTAAATCCTATATTGTCGGTCCAATTTTCTTCTTGTAGTGAGTACCGCGACGCCCTCTACGCATGACACTGGCTTTGTAGATATTTTTTCGTCCGGCAACTGCCTGTCTGGTTGAGGCTTTTTTACCTTTAGGCATTTAATTCCTCGCCATCCTCACCTATGCTCCTGCACGATGGTTATCTGTTCTCGTTTAATTTCCATCACCAACCTGGTAAAGTCAAACGGCTGTTCGATTGTGCCGCCATTAAGAATTTGCTTGACCGCTGCAAGACTCTGCGGGGTGTAGTGTTGGCGAATTTTCTCCATGTACCTCAACTCACTGGCTGTCATAGGTTCACCAGTTGCATCCTTGTACATGACACGGAAATCTTTTTCCATCACCAACCTGAAATTTCTGGTAAACTGCATATCTAGTAATTTGTTGGACATGGAATCCCGCAATCCCGGCAAGCCTTCACCTTCCAAATGCCTGAACTGTGGATCAGATTCACGCCACCGCATAACCTGCTTACGGGAAACGTTCGCTAATTTCTCGCTCTCTCTGCTTGAGAAATTGGAAATGCGGTAACTGAGATAAGCAGCTTTTTTGTCTGTCATCTCTTCTCCGGAAAATAGTTGCAAACCCGCACTCAACGTGGATATGGTATCTGATGTTGATTCGTTATTCATACTACACCCCTATGTGCATTATACTGCAATGGTTGTGATATGTCAAATGTGTTGTATATATATTGATTCGGCACACATGAGATGGATTATATTACCTAACACTTGACACGCACGGGCAATGATGCTATAATTATGCTATAGACAGAGCAGCGCATATTACACACACTACACACACACTCTGTCACGAGGAAACGTATGATACCACAAGTATCCATGAGTTGGGCAACTAAACCTTCAACATGTAAACACTGTGACAATCCTATAGACACTGCATCCCCGATGGTGACGGCGTTTTTCCGTGACCCAAAAACAAAATGGAATACCAGACACTATTATCATCCGCAATGCTGGGTACAAAATGGTCTGGAGTATCTGAAAGCTAACCCATACACGGAACGCAAGACCAGGGATGAACTAACTCCAGAACAAAAAGAGGTAAGGAATCAAATACTACGCAAATACGCATCACTACGCCAGAGACAGAGGAAGTTGTCCAGGAGTAATCCGAAACATACAGTCCTCAGCATGAACATAGAAGCACAGATAGCACAGTTAATGCAGGATATACTACCATATGGTGGAGTACCTAGGAAGTGGGCAGATGAGTAACACCAACAATAACACACAACCACGTACAGAAAACTGGGAATGCATCAATTCCCCGACTCATGCACACCACTGGGTTGAGAAAGTAGAAAATGCGGTGGAGGACCATAATTTGGGGCTGTTCATGTGCAAGTATTGCAATGAGGAAAAACAATTCCCAGTAAGGTTCGAATATCTAAGATGGAGGAAATATGGAAAACTCAGAAGCCAATGGTAGTCAACCGCAGTTACAATCACCGGAACAGTTACATGTACGGAAGTATCCAATAACCAAGGATTTCCGCGAATGCCCGGTTTGTGGCGGTAAACACCGAATCGCTGAGGATGAGCTAAACCATCTCAAGAGTATCGGATCTGCGGGGAAGAATTTGCAGGCGTTTCTGTTTACTCACACCGGCATGATAATGGACCAGACAAAGTTTGTATTTACCGCGCCATTAATATCTACCTTCTACGACGTATGCTCGGATTGCGGGACTGTATACTGTGTCCACGTGGATGTGGTACAAACCGTACCGCAACTGAAGAGTCGGTAATTTCCGCTTCTGTTTCTGTCATCTTCCCCATTATCCTCCTATGGCCGGTGTCTGGAGCCCGCCCCTCCAGCGCCGGTCAGGATAATGCCCACTGCCGTTGCCCCGTAGACGCACACTGATCCTATTGTTACTTCACAATCCCGCCCCGCTATACATTCTCCATCCTCCTCAATTGCTGGAAAAAATTAAATTCTGACTGGAACCAAAGAATTCACGCATTTATCTCATAATTACCGAACCCGTATAGGACGATTTCAGCCTGGATAATGTAAGCATCCTACCATCCAGCAGTCAACATGGTAGGTATGTGTTTGCACCGTGTCACTGCATCCGCCCAGGCATTCAACCTAGCCAACCGTGCGCCTAGGTGTTTACCTAAATGTTACTTTCGTACCATGGACAAATAGCCGCAAAGTACTTGACATTTGCCGTTCCGTCCTTTACAATAGAGTTACGCGTTGTAGATGCACACTGACCGGCATGGCAGTTAATGCTCACAGCGAAGGGGAATTATGACAGAGGTTAGAACACTAGATCAAATCAAGGCGGATCTGGCACGGGCAATTGCGTCGGGGAATGACGGCGAAGTGATGCGGCTGAGTAAGGCTATCATGGCCTATGCGGCTGATATCAAGAAGATCGAAGCCGACAAGCTCAAGGCCGAAGCTGAAGCGCTGGCCGGCATTCGTGAGGCGTTAGAGGCCAAAATCTACAAGGCCGTCATGAAGGTTCTCAAGCCCGAGGAGATTCTATCAGTCAAGGCAAAGGGGTTCACGATTGTCGTAGATCATCTTGAAAACGACAAGGGCCAACTCGATCCTGCTGGGCAAGTCGCGGTCACGGGGGCCTGTAAGTTGATGGTACCCACGATCAAAGCGGCGAAGGCGACGTCAACTGGCGGAACTGGCGGGACTGGCGTAACGGTGGAAGCCCAAACCGGCATGAAGCGGGCGGAACTGATCAACAAATACGCCACGGATGAGGAGAGGGCCACCATCGAGAACGCCAAGGCGACCGCCCAGGCTGAGGGCAAGAATGTAAATTCAGTCGAGTGGGCAGCGGGGAAGCCGGTAGTGAAGCGGATTTTGGCTGATCACCCGGAATTGATCAAAAAGTAGACTCAACTCGAAGCTAATTCAACCAAAATGCAACTAGGGGTGGGGTGTGTAAATGCTCCTCCCCTTTTTGTTATCTACCGGCATGACATGGGTGGACGGGGACTAGACATTGATAGCGTGTGTTGAGGGCAATGAGGGTCAAGACGGGCTGATTGAGGCTAGTTATTGGCTAGAATGCGGGCTCGTGGGGGGCGTGAAATGCTCCGGCTATTGACAATTTCAATGGGGCGTGCGATAATAGAGCATAGCATCTTATATGATGGTAAACTAACGTAGATGTGGCAAACGACACATGGAGGAAGACATGGTAAAGACAGAGATGAAACCGAACTTGGAATTCTGGCAAAAATGTTTCGATAGCGCTACTGGTCAGAGCGGAAAAGTAGTTAGGGTATTCGCCGAAACAGGGCGTATAGGTGGAGCTGCAATATGGGTTCATGTGAGCTACGATGGCGAGGATCGTTACTACTCTCCCTACTTCAACCAGTCAGGCTTTGATGGCTGTCTTCAAAAACCAAATTGTACCTGTGACGGTTGCCAAATCAATCAAGATTCAGATGCATTTGTTTGGATGATGGAAGGTGCTACTGAGTGGGACAATCCAGAGTTTTGGAGATACGCCGAAGATGTAATACCAGGTACTTGGTAGGATTAGTGTAACTAGGGCGAATAAAATACGGAGGAGAGAAGATGACACGGATAATAGAAGTCAAAGCCTATGAGTTCGATGAGTTGGACGACGACACGAAAAAACTGGTTAGAGAACAGTTTCGTCAAACTAGTCTTGATTGTTGCTGGTGGGACTATGTTTACGATGATATCAGACGTATAGGAGAGATCATCGGGATCAAGATTGATGAGATATACTTTACCGGATTTGGTAATCAGGGTGATGGTGCATGTTTTGAGGGATCATATGCGTACGCGAAGAGATCAGTCGGGAATATTGTGGCACATGCACCTCAAGACGTGGAATTGCACAGAATTGCGCGTGAACTTCAGACTATACAACGGCAAAGATTCTATGGTTTGTCCGCACGAGTTCGGCAATCTGGTTATCATATGTGCACGACATGTATAGATGTATATGATGAGGTGGTACTACGTGCAGATTTGTACGCTGAAAATTTAATCAAAGAATTACTACAGGACTTCATGTGCTGGATGTACAAGCAACTAGAAATGGAATACGAGTACCTTACCAATGATGCATGTATAGAAGAGTTCATCAGCAGCAATGATTATGTGTTCACCGCCGATGGAAAATTGATATAAGTAGAGGCATGATGGAACATAAGCATGTACCACTCAAACGAAAGGGTAACACCAAAATACACAAGTCCGGAACAACTACACAGGTACAGCTCTACGCAACCGTCGTTGTAGAATTTGATGAGTCAACTATCACTCTACGGCGTGATGGTTGGAATACAGTATCCACCAAACAACGTATGAATCAGGTTAGCGAGGAGTTTAACCTGAGGTATTATGTCTACCAGCGCAACTGGGAATGGTTTGTCAAATATAACGGAGAAGGCATACCATTTACAAACGGCATGATACTACAACGCACAGCAAAAGGAGGATGATATGGCAACACCAACACGTAAGGCGATTAATTTGGAGGACATGATTAAAGGTGTGTTCGGCATAGACGGGGTGCAGCGTATCAAGGACAATGTATGCACGACATGCGGTAAATCAGTTGTAGAATTCCGTGACCGGCTCAGTCTGAGGGAATACTACATCAGCGGCATGTGCCAAGAGTGTCGGGATAAAGCATACCCCAACAACTGTGATGAGGAACTGTGATGACGCATGCAGAGTTTCGCAAGATGTTGGACAAGTTACCGCCAGAATCTAGGTCACGGATACTGGAACTAATCCAGCTACATCATCTAACTAACAATCTGATTGGCAAACGTACCGCTGATCCAGACGCATTAGATGAGGCGTTGGCGGTGCTGAATGGACAGCACTATTCCACACGACGGCGGCCATCTGCTCGATCTGGCCGATGTATTACAGTGAAAGCAAAAACTACACACGGAGGTGAATATGCCCGAGAAAACTGATGTATATTGTGCTATAGGGTTTATAGTATTCTTGCTAATCATATCCTGGGCAATGTTGAGTAGCATAGAACCTACTACCTATCAGCCAGATGGACCAATGCCGGATTATCGTGCAGATTATGGCATCGGTGAATATGCGAAGTAGAAGTATGCGGATGACGGTCAACCTGGATGCCAGAGTGTACCGCAGAACCAACACATGGAGGTGAATGTGCTAGTGATTATTACCAACGTCACCAATTCCGACACTAACTCCAACACCATAGATGGATTAGGCATAGCTCTATGGGTTATTGGCATAGTGTGCATACTAGGTCTGGCATACTATATCAAAGTATCGTTCTGGGATTAACACATAATGGAGGTAATTATGAAAGAACTAATATCACAAATCACCAAGCAAATAGGTAAGCCATTCAAGGTATACTTGCATTAGGATTCTGTATCGTGCATTAAGTTTCTGCAAAGCGATGTGTCTATACCGATTGAGGTGTTTACCGGATTCGTGGGGTTGATAGTGGGATTCTTTTTCCGTGACGCAACCAAATAGACAACGCAACACTGCAACACTGCAACACAACCACCAACTGGAGGTACGATAATGCAACCAAATATCTGGTACGAAACCATCTGCCTACTTGGAGAACAAAACATAGACTGGTATGATATCAACGAGGATGATTTAGCCATTCAAATCCGGGCTGAGTTGTATCATAACTAATTACTGGAGGAAAAATTGGATAAAGTATGCGGTTCAAGACATATAGCTCTCTCCAGTCCAGGCCGTAGCGAGGAATACCTCCAACTACTGGATCAGGCCAAAGCAAGTGGTGGGCGACTAGCGATTGTGAGAGACATACCAGAACCAAACGATTATGACACAGGTCTATTAGGTGATTTTGGCGGGGGCAATGTTGGCTGGTGGCACGATTATATCAGGGTAGAACTAGCACGATGTAACGAATACTGGAAATCTGAGTTTACAGGTATTTGTGAGGTAACAGAATGACAGACAAACACATTGAGGAACTAATACCAACCGACTGGAGATTTAACAGTGCAGACTTTTCCATACCAGATCAACCAGGCTCAGTGCTGCTAACACGGACGCCAGAACAAATGCAAATCTGGTATAAACTCCTGAACGAGTCCGGCCTATCAGTGGATGAATTTGATATACCACTATACATATCGGGACGGGGTGAAACTCTAGATGATGCGGTCAGGGATGCCGTAGCTAGATGCCCGTTCGGAAAATTAGTGCATAACCCGGAACAAACCTGGGCGAAGGTAGAATCCGCCGCCAAACTTGTAGAACAATGGTCGACCACACAACCGGAAGAAGTCCATCATGCCGTCTTAAGGATTATATCCGCGGCATTCAAGGAGCAGGCAGTACAGGAAATCGAGGAGATGCTAAATGAGTGAGGCAGAACATACCCAACTAACTCCAGAATGTAACAGCATGACAACAATCGCCGACTTCCTACAACATGAACCATTCAACCCCAACACCATAGCACTAGACCGTATCATTGAGCAGACCATACAACAAACCACAAATACATATGGAGGAAGATAATGTCAATAACGTATAAACAAGATCAAGATTTTATCAGGGCGATGATACCCAGTAGCTTACTCGATGAAGCTATCTATTGGATGGCTTGCCACCTAGACCCGGAAGATGTTTTTGGTCCGGCGGCGTTAGAAATGTGGGCAGAGGACAACGGATATGAAAGGAAATAAGAAGTAAGATCAGGCAATAACTGATAACAAACCTTATCATCATGGAGGCTCAATCATGAGACCGTCACACCTAACTTGGAAATTACCGCCCAGTTACAAGCAACGCCAAGCAATAGAGAGATTATCTAACCAGCTATCCGATCTCGGGGTAAAATCTCCTATCACTATGTACCCAAAAAACCGCTCCCAAGCCCGGGACCTAATCCACAAACTCCGATCAACAAGAAACACGATGAAAGGAATATAACCATAACCATGACTGCAACATGTCAAGCCGTAACCAGAGACAGTCAATGCGCTATGCCGTGTTATCATCCAGCCAAGTACACGTTCACCGACAGCACTGGAACCTACAACTTTTGCTGGCTTCACGGTACACTACTACTCAAGGAA